GTAGGAAAACCACCCTTACTATACACCTCAATATCCAAAAAGAATACCCGAAGTGCAAATTTCATGAAATCTGGTGTAGCGTTTTGAACACCGAAGTGATCAATTAAAAATTGCTGCTCACACCCAAGATTATGATAAATTCTCGTTGCTCCATCTTTAATGGATCTTAATCGATCAAACTGCTTATTAAATACTCTCTTCTTAAGCGGTCCACCAAATATGCTATAAGCATCTGGTTCATTGGCGGTATCTACATAATAATACGGGTGGTATGTATGTCGCTCAGTAATCGGTACACCTTGGGCGTCCCACGTGTATAAGACCATCTCTCCGTCTGAATAATTATAGTAAATGTTACGATACATACCAATATAGTATGTATCGTAAATTTATTAATTCAAGCAATATAAATTTACATATTCATCAATATGATCTTCTAACCATCTACCCTCTGCAAATTTACGAGATTTTTTACTTAAGTCTAAGTATGTAGCTTCATCCTTCATCACCGATACTATTCTACTAATTAATTCATCACCGGTATTAAATTTCAGTATTGCATCCTTATATGTAACTATATCTTGACATATACATGGGATACCTAATGCACCAGCTTCAGTAATTTTTATATCACTTTTTGATCGGTTAAACTCATTATCCATCAATGGTGCAAATGTCATATTAATATTCAAACTATCCATCAATGATGGATAGTCATTCAACTGACACCAAGGATGATACTCAATAAGCTTATTGTTAATATATGGTTGTAGTTTTTGCGGTTTACCACCAACAACCACCCACTGTATATCTTTACATGTCTTAATTATTACATCATTTACATGAGTAAAGTCATCTTGCTGATTGTTTTTATTTTTTACATCAATATGTGTACTAGACGCAAATACACCGATTCTAGGTTTCCGTTTAAATTTATGATATCGACTTTCTATTTTTTCAGGTGTATAATAACGATCAAACCAAAATTTAGGCATATAATTTGGAATATATGATACATTAGGATGACCTGTAACTTTAGCATAATAATCCCTCATATATTCACTAACTACAGTTACTTTATCACATAATGATATAGCTTCTAGTGAACATCTCTCTATTTCTGGGTTATCAAATGCGTGCCTACAACCATTATATTTTGGTATATCATTACGAAATATAACATCATCAACCTCATATAATAATTTCATACCATTACTATTTGAAATATTCTTGAGATGTTGTAGAAACTTAACTTGAGGTGCTGTAGCTTGTCTTTGAACTCTTACAGATTTTACATCTGTATAATATCTCGGATCGAAAATCATAGCAACACCACCAGTGACCACACCTCGCTGATATATATTAATCATATATTCCGGCCATATCATCCTCCAGTGACCGCAACCACCTGCATCTGCCCAGTAATTTACTGCCCTTTTTATACCACCATTACTGATTGTGTTACCGAGATTTAAATTTGGTATACCAGGTGGTATACCAATTTGTGGTAGTGGATTATTAGGTATTATAAAATTTGGCATATTAACCGTTATATTCAACCGTACTTAGGTTAATATACCAAAAAATCAAAGGTGTAACTAACTACACTCTCTTAGTAATACCATTATGTTTTTCTAGTGTAATTACTTCACCGGTCACAGACTTTAAACTCTCCTTTCTGTGACTAATAACATATACAGCTTCATTGTTTGTTATAACACGCTCTTTTAATATATCAGTAACATGTTCGAGTCCCTTCTCATCAAAAGATGAATCAAACAACTCATCATACATTGAGATATTAATGCTTACATCTCCCTGCATACGCCTAAGATCCATGAATGCAAATAAACATGCAAGATCTATAGTCTTCATCTCTGCTCCACTAAAATTAAAATAACTACACTCTACCCCTTTATCATTCTTTATAGTCTCTTCAAAATATTCATTAAATACACATGTACTGTTACTATCTAATTTACGTAGGTAGTAATCTATACGACCGTTTAATACTGATAATAACTTCTTAATAATATAAGTCTTTACACCCTCTTCAGATACAATATATTTTGCGGTCTCATATATATTATACATCTTTTGACTATCATCCATTTCAACGTTAAGATTACCTAATTCTTTATTAGCAATATCTAACATCGATATAAATGGATTTTTTGATTCCTGTATACTTTTAAGTTGAGTATTTAACTGTTCTATTTGTCTATTACAAAATTCAATTTCTACATTTAGTTTATTGTTAGTGTTAATAATATTCTGTATAGATTCTAATGCACTATCAATTTTTTGTAACCCCTCATGTTGTAATGAATCTCGTTTAGTTTGCAACTCGGTAATATCTTGTAATGTAGTTTTTATTTGAGCCTCTATATCGTTAATACACTTGTCAAATTCAACAATTTTAGTTTTATCGGGTTCAATATTCTTAAGATTAGTAATCTTAATATCTATATCAGATATGATTGAATTATCCACCACCATACTATCCACAGCTAACATATCTCTATTAAATTCTTCTAATATATTAACTGGAGGTTCTTCATTCTTTAAAGTGTACAATTCATTATTCCATTTATCTATTCTACTTTGATCAATCTCAATCTTATCTGTTAGCGGTCTCTTACAAGTAGGGCAAATAGTAGCTTGAGTACTCTTAACATACTCGACCATCTCACGCTCTATTAGTGCTATTTTTGTATTATTACCTGATTTAAATAATTTGATTGCATCATCCTTAACTCTCTCTAAATTCAGCTTCTTAATCTTTATATCATTCTCGAAACTACTGATAATACGAGCTTTTTCATTCTGTAATGATACTATTTCAGCTTTAGTCTTTGATATAAAATCAGCTAAATATAATTCCTTTTCTTTTTGTATATTACTAACACGAGATTTATATATTTGTATATCTGCACCTTTGGATGTTTTTTGTGCATCTAAAACTGATATGGTTGAATGTAGTTCCAACCGTTTATCTTTTAATACTTTAAGTTTTTCTGATATACTAGTAGTATCCACTAATTTACTTCTAGTATCATCTAATTGAGATGTATATTTCTTAATTTGATTATCTATATCTACTATCTTATCTTGTGTTTGTTTATCAAACACATCACGTTGACCGATATATACATCAATATTTTGCTTTTTTGAATCTATTTTAGTCTGTAATATATCTATACGCTTCTTTTCCTCTATAGATTTCTGTCTGACGTCACTTAGTATATCACTAAAAACTTCTAAATTAAAAACCCCCTCTATAAATTTACGCTTAGTAACTTTATCTTGAGCTAAAAACGCTTGTGAATTGTTTATACTAAGTATGACACTATTCTTAAATAGTGGTGATGTAAAACCTAACACACTCTCTATGAACTCATTAGTCTTAGCAACTGTAGATAATGTAGCATCAACACCATCTATATGTATCATACACTTACTAGGATTTAGAATACGGGTAATTCTATATACCGACGACTTACCGTTTATATTACCGATAAATTCTATAATACCTGCACATTGACCCTTTGAATTAAAATTTGCAATAGTAGCTTTATTAATATCACGTAATGGTGTACCGAACAATACCCAGTGTATTGCATCCATAATAGTGGATTTACCCACACCATTACGTCTACCATCTTTATCCTTATTCACTCCCGTAATAAGATGTAGACCCGGAGTGAATGTAATCTCTACAGGATCATTTCCTATTGACAGGAAATTCTTTATTGAAATTGTATTAAACTGTATACTTCTCATTACATACTATAATATAATGAGAAGAAAATAATTCAATAACATCAAACACCAAATTCGGTATCTATATCCTTTAATGCATTTTCTACTACTGTATGCATATCATAATATCTATACTCACCTAACCTACCTTTAAATCGTACTTTAGGATCTTTAGGTAACTGAGTATACTTAATATATAATGATCTATTATCATCAGAATCTATTGGATAATATGGAGTTTTACCTCTTACCCAATCATCTGGATATTCAGTAGTCAATACTGAATATCCACTCGTTTCATCGTCAAAATGTTTATGCTCTATTTTCCTAGTGAAGGGTTCACTACCTGCATAATTTATTACTGCGTTACCTTGAACATCTCCCGTAAATATATCATGTTTAAATTTTAACCCTCTATATTCTAAAGTACCGAGCTTATAATCGAAAAATTCATCAATAGGTCCTGTATATATTACTCCTCTAGATGCTAATTTGATATCATCCATCTTAAAACATCTCGGGGTTATTACGGTTGAACCCTTCAGCAATCTATTGAATATCTGAGTATATCCACCTATCGGTATACCCTGATATGTATCATTAAAGTAATTATCATTAAAGTTATATCTAATAGGTAATCGTTTGATTATGTTACTAGGTAAAAGCTTGGGATCCTTATTCCATTGCTTTAACGTATAGTACTTGATAAACAAATTGTACAACTTGACACCTACTTGAGATGTAATCCAAGATTCTAAGTTACTATCATTAAATACCGATAATTTCTCGCGATTAATAACATCTCTAGCTTCCTTAGGTGTAGTAACACCATAAATTTGATATAAAGTCATCAAATTTATCGGAAATGAATATAACATACCATCAGATCCGTATATCTTAGGTCTATATATGAAGTTATTAAAAGTAGTAAAATCGTTCATATAATCCCACACTCTCTTCGAACTAGTATGAAAAATATGAGGACCATACATATGTACGTTTACACCGTACCTATTTTCAGTATAACAATTTCCACCTACGTGATATCTCTTATCTATTACAAGACATTTATAACCTCTTTTAGTAGCTTCGTGAGCAAATATAGCACCATATAGTCCAGCACCTACAATTAGGTAATCATACATAATATTAAATCCTGTTCCACTTCTTCATAAAATATGGTTGGTTTACATCCCACCTTTTATTGAGTTCACCGTTATAGTGTAAGCACCACAGATTATTATCCTGCAAAACTTTATAACCTTTTGATGTATACTGACAGCAGATATCTGTATCCTCATAACCACTTCCGATGTAATTAATATCAAATTCAACACCAGGAACCTTTCTGGTCATCATTACAGCCCCACATACATCAGGTACCTCACCCGACGGTCTAGTCGGTCTATTATCTGGCGCTTTCCAATGGACTATATTAATACCTATAACACCGGTTTTCGGTTCACTGACTATTTTATTATATAGATACTTATCCCAACTTTCGGTTACCGGTATTACATCATCATCCATCCATAATACATACGGAGATTTACTTATAGTTAAACAGTCTAACCTATTTTTAACTACGCTTTGCTTCTCTATACTAATGATAAGCTTACATGGTAAGCTTAACTTACGATGACCATCTAATAAAGCATCTAATGTCTTCTTTAGTTTATCTGATTGCTCCCAACATGGAATACATACATCAAATAATACATCCTTTTCATTAGTACAATTTAATAACTTATATTTAATCATTATATATGAGATAGTTTACAATTAGGTGATGATTGAGATTTACTACCATATGCAAAATATACATACATCACTTTATCTATCATTTTTTCAGTCTTTAATTTAAAGTATATAGCATTAGCCCAACTCGTATCTTCGGCCCAGTTTTGATCCGGGAACTTAACAGTACATGCAATTTCACGCTTAATAGGATTTAAATGATTAGGCGGTCTACCTTTAGCATATATATTAATATCTTCATCTTGGGGGTATCTTAAACTATGGATAAATACCGTTCTAGCATCATTTTCATATTCTATGACCCCCCTAATACCTACACAATCTGGTGATTCTTTAATTGCAGACAACACTTCACTAATATAATAATCCGGTACATTATCATCATCATCAATAAACACAATATATTCACCGCTAGACATCTCTATTAACCGATTTCTCTTATCTCCAATGGTCATACTCTTACAATCCATTAATGATAAAATTTCTACATCAGATTCAAATTTACCTTTCTTAATCTGATTCCTAATATTGTTTAACAACACTACATATGTGCTTATTCGCGCTGGTAGTGTTGGTATTAATATACTCAGCCTAAATTTAGGAACCGGCTGCTGGTTCTTTGGTTGTTCCATAGTATTTTTCAATCCTGGTAATAATTTCTTGTACAGTGTCTGGAGCTGTATCAGGTATTTGTGTTGGAATATATCCATGTTTTTCTTTAAACCAAGCTGCACCTCGTTGCATATTTGAAGTCCATTCTGCGGTATGAGTTATTGAACTACCACCACCTATAGAGCCTGGAATCTCCGTAATGTATTCACTACTATTCTCAATATCAGCAAACCACCAAAACGGTGGATGTAAACCTTTATTAGCTACACGAAGAGCGTATTCAACATGTTCCCATGCATTTTTAAACCGCTCATCATGATAACCAACGTTAAGAATAACACCTCGATGAAAATAAGTAAACGCTCCGACGCAGTGTGGATATAATACAACCTTTACATCACCGTAGTCTACAATTTGCCGCGGATTAGGTGTATCTGTATTAGGTACTTTATTTGCTGGTCCATGTAATGCATAGTTTAAATGGAATATACCTGAAGATGTTGCTGTAGAGATGTATTGATTAAAAATATCTGGAGATTTTAAAATCATATCATCTTCCATTATAAAGATATGCTCCATGCCTGCTTGCATTAACGCTCTCATTCCGACATTCTTAGCTACACCTACACTCTTATTAGAACCTAATTGTATATGATCATTAACCCAATCTGGTATATTAATACCGGTATATGGTGTACCGTCATTAACAATAACAATATAGTTTAAATCTCTTCTATTATCACCTAATGCCTTTAAGCATTGTTCAAAGTAATGAGGTCTATTATATGTTACGATACAAAGACCGATATTCTTATAATTCATGGTATATTAATTATATTAGTATCGAATAAACAGATATCAATAGATAATTAGCAAGTTTTATATTTTCCATATAACTCTAACACAAAAGCTAATACATCGTTAGAGTTATCAATCCCCATATTATTAACAAATTCCGTTAATAGTTGCTCAGTCTGAATATTAACTTGCTGATCTATAATAACTGTATCACTACTTTTAGTGTTTTGTATATCCGTACCTTTAAACACGAACGGTTGATACGTCTGTATCTTTTGTACCAACATACTAATCTTATCATAATCCATTTCCTTATCTACGACTAATGTAACTACATTACCTTTTACATTATCATTTAGATAACTATCCATATGATCTTTATTATTAATCAGATCAGTTACAGACAATTTCTTATGTTTAGTTGTTAATGGATACACTACGAATTCTGTATTGTTTGTATTAGTATCTATGATATGATAACCTTTATCTGTATCCATATCATTATAATCCATTTCATACGGTGTACCTACATATAGAATGGTACCGGTCTTATTAACCCTTTCCTGTCTTAAATGAAAATGCCCAGTAATAATTAAATTACCGGTATTAGTTAACTTTTCACTATCATCACCAGTCTCACATACTCTAAAACTGTTCATTTTAAATCCAGTTAACTCAAAATGACCTACTATTATATCGACCTTCATACTCTCCGGTATACTACAACCCCAAGGTACAAACATTATTTTCTTATTGTTATAATCAACAACGGTTGTATTACTAAAAATAGTAACATTACTATACCCCTTTAATATACTAACCGATGACACCTGAGCTGTATCTTTATAAAAACAATCGTGGTTACCAGGAATCATCCATATGTGAAAATCTTTCCATATATCAAGTATTTGTGCTGTATACTGTAGAGCTAATAGATTGATATCAGTTCTATCGTGGAAAAAATCACCAGGTATGACAATATCCTTAATATTCTTATCCAATAGTTGATCTCTAAACCAATTAGCAAATTTTACAACTTCTTGAAGCCACTTCTCCGATGATTGGTGTACGCCTATATGTAGATCAGATATTACAGCAAATTTATTATTCATCAGATTTTGATTTTTTATTCTTGCGATTCTCGTCCATTAACTCCGGATAATATTCTTCCTGAAATGCTTCAATAGCATCTCTATGCTTCTTCTCTTTTTTTATTCTCGTACAAAATGTATGAAAAGCTATGCAAGTAAAATAACTAAAGGGATTATAACCTCTAGATACATCAAATTTTTTACCATTCAAAGCTTTAAGCATATTAACCATAGCATCTGATACCATCTCATCTCTAAATGAGTAATTGATAAAATTAGGTCTATGACTTAGACCGTTCGCTACATCATATAACATTTTACCTAAAGTATCTGATGGTATACCGGTACTATAAAATTTACATATTTCGTCATTAAACTGATTACGATCTACGTAGTCATCTTTTTGTTTATCATCTTTAACTACATCATCTTTCGGTGGTGCTGATAATGGTATTGATAGTGATGTATTATCACTAGAAAAATTTACATCCTCTGTTAAATTGTCTACATTCATTGTATATAAAATCTACTATATGATATATCGATATCTATAATGATCAAGTCAAGATTCTGTTAATTCTATTTCAGTAAACGGTATTTTTTCCTCATTATATAATAGCTTTCGCTTATCTGAATGTAATATACCGTATTTCAACTGATCAGCAATATCTATTATAGTTAATATTGATTTAGATTTATGCAATCTGAGACCTCTACCGATCGATTGAATAACCCGAACTCTAGATTTACCACCACTACAGAATATGATATAATGTAAATTATTAATACTAATACCTACCGCAAATATCTTAGACATTGCTATACATAATACATTATTATCCGTCTCCATAATTTTCTTTATACGCTCTCTATCTTCAACCTCCATTTCACCGTTAATGAAATATACTTGACGATCGGGGTACAGGTTGGATATATACGATTTTAATATCTCTCCATGCTCTAACCTATCAACCAGTAATAATGCATTTTTATTAAAATTACCACATATCTTACCTATAGTATTAGTTCTAAATTCTGAACGAATTAACCATTCTAGTTCCTTTCTATACGCTTCATTCGGTGTAGTAGTTATTTCTGGTATAAAGCTCTTATAGTGTAATTTTAATATCAGAGCTTTTACTTCTGATACATATTTATCTTCTCTAAGTTCATGAGCTTTACGTTGATATATTATTGGACCGGTTATACCCATAATAGTCCACCGATCTATATCATTCTCAGGTAATGTACCCGTAAATCCATATTTATGTGGTGTGATGATACTACTCACTATATCCGTAATACCATTATCCTTCTTTAGGGTTTGTACTTCATCTACTAATACTAAATCTACATATTTGATCCACTCCGTATCACTACACTTACTCTGTAGTATGCTTCTATTAGCTATAACTATATTAGCTTCATTATGTATTTCATGAACGCCAGTCCATCTGGATATACGTTCAGGTTTTATACCATATTTGATAAAATCATTATATGTCTGTTCTACTAACCCCGGATCTGGTACTATTATTAAACATTTAACCGGATTAATACTCTCTACTAAGGAAGCCATAGTAAATGTATTATGCGTTACAATATAATCATCAGTAATATACAGATGATCCTTACTATCGATAGATATACACTGACACTCTTCTATCTTTCCAGTATTTTCAATAGATTTAATTCTAAGTTTTAAATCTCTATTTTTTCGAACACATGATAATCTATCTTTTTTTCTCTTTAATGTAACTAATATATCCGGTTGTGAATGTATTACTGATACTGTATATGTTACAACCCCAACCTTTTTAACCCCATTATATGTAAATGTTGGTTTATATACTCTTCGTATCCTAGATATACCACCAATACTTCTGACTAGTTGAACTATATCATTAGCTAGTCTTTCAGATGTAATAGATATACTAACAGCACCCCCCTTACCTACGTAACCGTCTGTATCTAGTATACCTTGAAGTAAACTAATACGCTGAGATAATGAACCGTTTAGATATTCAGTAGGTATAAATTTGTTATAACAATCACAACCATATAGTCCAATTTTTTTAACAAAATTATTAAAACCTCTATATTTAGTGTGTTTCTTATCTCTTAATGTAATCCAATAATGTATTTTAGTTGATTGATGTAAATGATATATTGATGGTATCAGATCTTGTATATTATCAATAATTTCTTTATCTGCTGAAGTTACACCTATACTTATACTTGTTAATGTTCCGTCCCCTAATAGACATCCCACAACATATGGATGTATGGGATATTCTTTATCCTGAGTTGGATCACTCTCGATTAGTGGTACTCTAACGGCCATGCCACCATCCTTACGCTTATTAGTATTATGCTTAGATATTGAAATTAAATCCTTTGTACTAACTACACTCCAATTATCAGTCCAACCACTGTATTTGGTATATGAAAATACTTTCCATAAATGATCAATACAACACTCCGTATATCTACCATCATCAAAAGTTACCTTATATATTTCTTTTTTACCCTGCGGAAATATATTCGTAACTTTTGATATCTTACCATCTGGTGTTGATACTTCATCACCTATTTTTATATCACCCATTAACGTCCAGCCAGTAGGGGTCTTTATCTTACATGATAGCGGTTGAGCTTTACCACCAGCTGTAGCTAGCACTACAGTACCCATACCGCAATTTAAGCATTTCTGTACTATATCTTCCTGATAATCTCTTAATCCTCGGTTTGATACTGATACATCATATTTTAACAATATAACTTTACGAAATTCATCAGTAAATAAAAACTCTACATTAACATACGAGCGATTTATATACTTGTATATCTCCCAATATAACCCCACATCAAACCTACCCGTTGCTGTAATTACATATTTTCTGTCAGGTATGTGTTTATTATACCTAGCAGCTCCAAATTTAGGTATTTTCACACTAAAATATTCACGAACTTCCGGAAATACTATAGATTGTAAGATACCTTTTCTTTTCTTTATATCATAATCAAATGTAACAGATATACTCATAATGTTTCCGCCTTTACTATATCTATTATATTTTTCATATCCCATGTCAGGCTATTAACAATCTTCTCTACCTTTTCAAGATATTCTATTATCAACTTAAGATTGTCTATAGTTTGATCTGTATTCTGTATAATCTCGTGGGATTCAGCTTGCTTACGTAGAGCTGGTATTGATAAACTAACTAAGGAATCTTTCTGTAGTTGATTAATTATATTAGTAATAGCTTTATCTCTAGCTCTTTCAGTTCGATTAAGATCTAGTTTATGTCTCATCAACCTACCTGCCCATTTATGTTTAATAGCAGCTATTGTTAATGCAGATTCTTTCATATTTAATTCATCTATATTAACATCCTTTTTTAGTTCCTCTTGATACTTGTTAAATAGATCTAGAATATCTTCAGCCATATTATAAGTAGTTTACAATATATTAGATCAAGATTGAAAAAAATCCCATGAAGAATTCAAAATTCGGTAATTTATATCAGCAAATAATAGAAAATATTACAACATCTTCCGCTGGAGTAGGTAATACGCAACCATCTACAATACAATCATCAGACACATATGCTCCAGGTGATAGTAGAGTACCTACTATATTAGGTAAGAAAAATAAGAGAAACAAACCGTATATAATCAGACGCACACCAATAGGTGATATTTAATATGAGTAATGCAAACAAAAATAAAGGTAAAGCTTTTGAGAGACAGATTGCTAAACATTTAACATCTGTATTCGGATTAAACTTTCAGCGGGTACCTAACTCTGGTGCTATGATAGGTGGTATGAATTCATACCGTATGTCTTTTTTGACACCTGAACAGCAACTATTAGCTTGCGGTGATTTAATTGTACCATCTGAGTTATCTCATACTCAATTTGAGATGAAATCATACAAGACATTCAGTTTTTATTCATTGTATGATAATAATGAACAACTTAATAAATGGATAATACAAGCTAAGGGATCATCAAATAAATACTGGTTTCTTGTAATGAAATTTAATAATATCGGTTCATATGTAGTATTTGACCGAAAATATATAAATCTATTTATTCCAGTAGGTAGTTATACTATATATAAGGATGATTATGTATTATGTAAATATGATGGATTTTTTGAGAAAAACAAAGATACTATACTTAAACTACATCCAAATTTTAATACTCAATGTCAAACAGTAAGCAGTACTATAATTACACCGTAATAAATACCGAAGCTGTAATTTCTAACACAAACGGAGATATTGTTCAATTTTATTTTAGTAGAGATATACCTCTTAAAAAAATTGATAAAGACTTCAAACGAGTATTAGTACACTATTTATTGTCTAACATATGCGCAGAATGTTCAAGTAATAAACAGCGTAAGGATAAAATACTATTCTGTAACCCTAATATTGTATGTAGTTCAGATGAGTTATTCGTTTATATCAATTATGATGAATATCTTCATTTTATCGAAAAAGTATTATTAGAAATAGAAAAGGTATTACCTGTGTATCTATATATGTCATGTGATATGAAGTATTCAGATATAGATAATTCTAATAAACGTAATGATATAAAATATGCATTCGATTTAGTATCTAACAGAAAGCGTAGTAAATCGATCAGATATTTATTTGAATATGCAAAAGCACTAGGTTTAACCTCATTTTGCTCGGATCAGATAAATAATTCAAATATTAGATTAATGTATATTTGAATTATACTTTATATTGTGGTATATTTTGATTATACTTTATATTGTGGTATATTTTGATTATTTTCACGTATAACTACCACGTATCCAATCTTACCCATCTTCCAATACTACCCCCATTCCAGTACCCGCACTTTATTTTTGATTGATAATATCTGATATACTTTAGTATATTAGGTATTACTCATAGTTCTTCCCTCTCTTGTAAAGAGATTATATTGTATGTTTCAACTATAGCAATGGTGTTTTTTTGTAAATATCAATTACCTATTATAGTTGAGGGGTTATAAGTAATCATTAATTATTATGACATCTAAATTTGAACAATTAGTAAATCATTATTTAACAGAAAGTGGATTACCACCGCTTTCCAATATTAACAAACCAACCGATACATCTACTACACCCTCTACTTCATCTATCGATAGTGTTATTGACAATGATCCTAATGTAGTAAATGCAAAAAAGAAAGCTGCTGATGCTGTAGCTTTAGAATTAAAGAAAAAGCAAAATACTATAACAAACCCGGCTTAATATGAGTAAGTTTATTTCGTTATATCGAGAGTATTCATCTACGCTTACTGAAGCTGTAGATGAAAATGGTAACTTAGTAGATGATCCACCTGCTAATGACGGTACAGATGAAGCAAAGACGGGGGTAGATAAAGAACAACCTCAAGTGCCGTCTACCGAAGAAATACAGGAACCAAAACAAGATATTACATCTGAGGGTAAAAAATTTTTAGTAGAACTTACACTGAAAGCTCTTAGTGTAGATCCTGATAATATACCAGCGACTGAAAAGTCTATATTTAATACTGAAGTGACTACTTCTAACGCTGAAGAAGTATTAAAAAAATTACAATATGTAGTAGATCTATACAGCTGATAAAATAACATCACTGTAAATATTACTGTATGTTTAATTCGTCACCCTGGACTGTAGCTGAAGTTGAAACACTACAACAATTAAAATCTAAGGGGGTTAAATTAGCTGACATAGCTAAGAAAATAAAAACCCGTAGTTTAAAAGCTATAGAGCGTAAGATTGATAGGTTGAAGCATCAACCCACTAAATCTTCAGTTACTATCAATATACCTGAGGTAATAGTAAATCAACTAAAAAAGCAACCTGTAGTAATACTAGATTTCGCTAATAAATATAACATTACTACAAGAGATGTTGAAAAAGTGATTTTCGATTTATCGAAGTCGAAAAATATTACCATTAGTAATGGTATCGCGAGTATAGTAAAACCTGCATTTGGTAGAATAAGTTTAGATATATTTGACAGTAATTGGCAAAAATATGGAGTAGTAGCTGATACTCACTTGGGGTGTAAAGAGGAGCGCTTAGACGCACTACATGCATGTTACGATGTATTTGAGCGAGAAGGTGTAAAGCATGTATTTCATGGAGGTAACATAGTTGATGGTTATATACAAAAAATTAATAATGCATCTACATTTATCACTACTCCCGACGGTCAAGCTCAGTACGTTATCGACAATTATCCGCGCCGTAATGGTATAACCACGTATTTTATTACCGGTGATGATCATGAGGGTTGGTGGATCAAAGATGGTCTAAATTGGGGAGCTTATCTCGAGATGATGGCTAAGAAGCAGGGTAGAGATGATTTAGTTTATATCGGTCACGTAGAGGCTGATGTTGATCTGACGGTACCGGGAGGTAAGGCGGTCATGAAGATTCAGCACCCAGGTGGGGGTTCAGCTTATTCAAGATCATATACCGGCCAAAAGCAAGTTGAAGCGTTTCAAGGCGGAGAAAAACCTCAGATACTCATACAGGGTCATTACCATGTAAACAATTACATGTATGAAAGAAACGTACATGTAATAAGTTTACCCGGATTTCAAGATCAAACCGTATTCGCTCGTAAGAAAAGACTTAGAATGGAAGTAGGTGGTGGTATTATACATCTAAAGCAAAACCCGACAGATGGCGCTATTACTAGATTCAAATATGAGTTAATACCGTTCTTCGATCGTCAGTATTATCAGTCATATTTACTAAGCGATAAAAAATTGATGGGTGGTACATTAGTTATTAACAATGAGTAAAACTGAAGATAAGATAAATAATCTACTAAATGAGGGCACCGAAAGTTACGGTTGCTTAATGGTCAACTTTACATTATCGGAATCAGTAGAATTCATTAAATGGACTCAAGATAATGTACCTGAGTCGTGTATCGTAGAACATGAACACGAAAAACATATCACGATATTATACGGAATTAAAAATACTGTACCGGTATCTACTATACAGAAATTCGTAGAGTCGTTACCCATGATTGTAGTTAAACTTAGATCTGTAAGTATGTTTCATCAACCTACACAAGATGTATTAAAAATTACGGTTGAAAGTCCGCAACTACAAGAGATTAATACATCACTCGTAGAGTATCTGGGTCCGGGTAATGTTGAACCTAATCAATATAAATATAATCCATATGTGACATTAGCATACATTACACCGAATTCGTTACCACATTTAGATGGTAATGATTCTTTTAATGGTTATGTGTATTTGATGAAAGAAGTTGTATATTCAGAACCTAATAGTACGAGAAAACATTATTTTAATCTTTCTAATAATTGAGATATTGAAATATTGAGTTGTTAGTATATTATAAGTAGTAATTTATGAGTAACGCTAAAGACCTCATTGCAAGAGAACTTCTTGGCTCTGAAAATGCAAACAATTATCGATCACCTGATCGTGTTTACGATAAAAATTTGGTAGTATCATCGGAATATAAGGAAAGTTTACCTGACCTTCAAAATGATCTATATGAAGATATTCGAGTAAAGATTGAGCAGGTAGGTATTCATAACTTTAAACTACCATTAAAGTATGATAGGAAAGATGGATCGAAAATTGAACTAGAAACTAGTGTAACGGGTACTGTTAGTTTAGCTGCAATCCACCGAGGTATTAATATGAGCCGTATTATTCGTACATTTTACGAATATAAGGATCGAGAGTTTACTACCGAATTATTAGAAGATGTATTGTTTGCATATAGAAAAAAAATTGGTGGTTATGACGCTAAGATCTTTCTTAGTTTTAATTACCCCATGATACAAAAGTCGTTGCGTAGTAATATGAATGGTTATCAGTATTACAACGTAACTCTTGAATTTGAACTCCTAGAGAATGGTACGTTAAATCGTATAATGCATTTTGATTTCGTATATAGTAGTTCATGTCCATGCTCGAAAGAGTTAGCTGAACACGCTCGAAAATATCGAAATAAAGACGGTATTCCACACTCTCAAAGATCTGTTGCTCGTGTAAGTGTAAAGTACGATAAACATATGTGGATTGAAGATCTACATTTAATTTGTTTGAATGCGCTTCATACGGAAACTCAAGTAATGGTTCTCCGAGAAGATGAACAGGCATTCGCTGAACTTAACGGATCATATCCTAAATTCGTAGAGGACTCTGCACGACTACTCCATAAAGCATTAAATCAAGACGATAGAATATTAGATTTTAAGATTGTACTATCTCATCTTGAATCACTTCACTCCCACAACGCCATCAGCGTCATCACTAAAGATGTTACGGGAGGTTTCGATCGTAATGTATCCATTGAAGAATTAAACTCCTTAATACGATAATTATACATTACTCACCATAACAAAAAGACCTACCAGTTAATGGTAGGTCTTTTTTATTGCAAAAACCTAGAATGAAATGCTCTATTCCTACCTATCAATTCTTTACCTGAACTATATCGTTTATATTCCTTACAGATAATATGTTTATTATTATCAACAATACCCATAGTTAAGTTTGGAAATTTTCTTAATCCACCTAGATTGAATACAAAATCAATTAACATCTCTTGATGCTTAATAGGCAATGATTCAAAAGTACCGGTGCCATATTTATTGTCTATTTCTACTCTAGCTTTAATTCTCGCTTTATATATATCATTTTTCAATAATATTATAGCCTCATCATCGGTTATACCATTCATTAAATATGTTTCATTTTTTTGTATTTTATGTCCATACGCTATGGTATAACTACCACCCTCAATAGATTCATGCGGCATCCAACGGTTGTTAGATGTGTTAAATCCTGTTTTATTACCATTCTCTACTGTTTTAATGTATTCAATGAATGTATCTTGTATACATTCATTACCATTAACTTCGTGATTAATGGTACTAACGGTATAATGTTGTTTTTTTCTTGACTCTTTATTGTGTGTACATATACTAACGGTATATATCAATCCTATGGAACATATTACTAAAGCATTAAAACGGATGAAGGATAATAACTGGGATTTCATGTATCTTGCAATAGATGTGCATGGTACTATGATTAAACCTACACATCATAATGATAATAAGTTTGAATTTTATAGTAATGCTGAAGAAGTTCTACAGTATATTTCAACTAGAGAGGATATTGTTATGATAATGCATACATCCAGTTATCCGGGGTATATTGATAGATTAATGGGATTTTTAGTGGATCATAACATATATTTTGATTATGTTAATGAGAATCCAAATGTAGAATCTGATCACATGGCTGATTTTAGTGATAAGTTCTACTATGACGCACTAATAGATGATAAAGCCGGGTTTAACCCAGATACTGACTGGAGTAAATTAATGATTACTCTACAATCTAGTGACAATGAGTAAACTAGTTACACCGACAGTGTACCTTACGGGGTATACAGCTTTAAATATGGATGGTATAGTTCAGTATTTAACCGATACTAATCAGTTAGACTTTCTCAACGATATCGATGAAGCTAAGAGTGTAGGTCTTTCAGATGGTGAAATACTTTGTAGTATGTATGCTAAGATGTGTTATGCATCACTCACTCTAGGTAAGAATAATAATATTAATAAGATTCGTGATATTAATAGTAATATTGTAGGTACTATAGATTCTGGTCACGGTAGTGTATTCGAACATTGTAATATTAATTTCATTGTGTCTGATTGTAGTCGCGTGTTTACTCATGAGCAAGTAAGACATAGGGCGGGTGCCGCTTACTCTCAAACGTCTGGTAGATATGTACGTACAGATGAAATATCTTTCGTGTATGATCCAATTTTAAATCCCGTTAAGGATGATATTATTAAAACTCTAAACGATCTCGAGATAGCATATAAGAATATTGAAGATAAGATCGGTGTTAAGAATATAAAAGATTTTACTACAAAGAAGAAAATTACATCTGCTCTTCGTAGAATATTACCTAATGGTCAAAGTAATGAAATAGGTATATCTCTTAACTTAAGATCTTTACGTCATATCATACAATTACGTACTAACAGGCACGCGGAATGGGAAATTCGATTGATTTATAATCAAATATGTGATATAATCAAATGTAAATATCCTGCTATATTTAGCGATATGCATTCAGAGTTTATTGATGATGCATATGAATACACCTTTACTAATCAAAAAATATAAATATGTTACCTAAGAATAAAATATCAATTGCTCACGAAGCACCTGTATCTATCATAGATCAGGTTCAAATGGTTACTGATTACGATTATGCATTATCTGTTTGTTTTGATAAAATTGATGGATATTATGATTTCTTTAAACGCGCTATAAAGAACGGTAGGTGGGTGTTACTTGATAATGGTATATTTGAAGAGGGTGTTCCAATGGACTCTGATAAATATGCCGACTATATTGTGAATCTTCAACCTAATGAATATGTAGTACCTGATGCATTAGAAGATGCTGATACTACAATGTCTAATTTTGATAAATGGGTAAGAGATTTTGGAGATATTCCTGGTCGTCGTATAGGTGTAGCTCAGGGTAGTACACTTAAAGAGTTTATTGAATGTTATAAGTATATGTCAGATAAAGCTGATAAGATTGCTATCAGTTTTGATTATAGTCTCTATATTAATGAATTAACGGATAGTACCGACGGTAATAAATTGGAAAGGTATGCTACAGGTCGTAAACGTGTATTAGAATATCTTTACAGGTTCGGTATTTTTAATTTTAAAAAACCGACACATCTTCTTGGGATTAGCTTACCGCAAGAATTATCATATTATAAGCATGTTTGTTTTGGTTCAAATATAGAGTCGTTTGATAGTAGTAATCCTGTGGTACATGCCATTAAGCGTGGAAAATATCCATCAGATATTAAATCTATAGACTATAAAGAGTCTACTAAATTTAAGGATTTAATAGATACACCAAAGACTGATAAACTGGTAGTAGATGCCATTTCTAACATCATTCAATTTAGATATCAGAATTCATTATATTAAAAAATGATTAATAATAGACCTTGGATAGCTGCATTTAGTCGTACTGGGTCAGAAATTTATGAATTGAGTAAGCGGCTTCATAGATTTCCAGATAGAATAGTATCTAATTCACCGTTCAGTAACGTTAATACACAATTAAGAGATGAATATGTCGGTGAATGGTATATCTTACCAAAATCACCGACGATAGACCAGTATCGACATGCATTTACTGTGTATAATAATGTAAGTGATATTAGTACACCTATTATTACATTACATGGTTGGTTGAAAGTAATACCAGCTGAAATATGTAATGAATATTACATATTAAACGGACATCCAGGTGATATTGAGACGTATCCTGAATTAAAAGGTTTTAATCCTCAAGAGAAAGCATTTAATTTAAAACTACCGACTAGTGGATCTATAATTCATAGAGTTACACCTGAAGTAGATTGTGGTGAGATATTGACTAGACAGAGAGTATCAATATCTGGATTATATCTTGAAGAGGTTTATGAACAATTACATAGCAATTCTATAGATTTGTGGTATAAGTATTTTACTTCATTATTATGAAAATAGCGATTACAGGTCCTCATAGTCAAGGAAAATCTACATTATGCTCTGATCTAATTATTAGACCAGAATTTCGTAAATTCACTGTACTCGGAAATATAACACGCGGTATTAAAGATCGTGGTATTGAAATTAATGAAGGTGGTAGTGATTTTAGCCAATCTCTAGTTATTAGTAAGCATATTGAACATTTTTTCTTTAAAAATAACGTAATATTAGACAGATGTATGCTAGACGGTATGGTGTATACTGAAGTATTATATAGGTATAATAAGCAAATATCTGAACCAGTATATTATTATGCTAGACATGTATTTGAACAACTTGTTCTTAAATTAGGTTATGATGTAATGTTTTACATAGATCCGACATTACCGGTAGTAACTGATAATGTTAGATCTACTAAACTTGATTTTTTTAATCAAGTGAAAGAAGTATTTGAACAATACATTAAAGAGTATAATATTAATGTGATTCATATTAGTGGTGATAGAGATCATCGTGTTGAATCAATTATTCAATATATCAAAAACAACTTCAATGAGCAGATTAGATAATTCAATAGCCGGTACACATCTAGGTAAAAAGTCTGAATACGCAGAAGTATACGACCCAAGTCTACTAGTAGCTGTACCACGTAAACCTAACAGAGATAATATTAACGTAGACTGTAATAATACACCGTGGAAGTATGCGTATGATGTATGGAATTGTTACGAAATTTCATCTCTATTGAATAATGGTCAGCCGTTTTCGGGTGTAGGTAAAATAGTTTATGATGGTAATACTGAATGTATAGTAGAGAGTAAGAGTTTAAAGTTGTATCTAAACTCATTTAACCAAACAAGAACGAAAGCATCTTCAATACTAGAAGCATATGAAGAACTTAAATCTATCATTGAGCGAGATTTATCTAAACTATTGAATACTGTAGTACGTATTAATATTAGTGATAGTCGGTTTGGTCAGGATTATATGAATCAAGCGGACTACTTCACATACGGTAACGGTTCATTAATTTCATTCACTAATATTGATCAGATAATAAATACCGAGACGTACACACAATATCATGAAAATCCGGATTTACTACAGGTAACAGGGTGGTTAGGTAAGGATAACTCTAGAATACATACATCAAATCTATTCTCTCGTTGTCAGATAACCAATCAACCAGATCATGGTGATTTATTCATTACATATAGTGTTGAGGATAAATATATAGGTTTAGGGGCTATAAGCAAATATATAGCTAGTATTCGTGGTCATAGTTGTTTCCATGAGCCGACCGTAGAGACTATATTTAAGCATTTATATGATAAGCTTAACCCTAATCGTTTAATGGTTTGTGCGTTTTATACACGTAGAGGTGGTATTAGTATTGCACCCATTAGATCTACACATGAAGAGTTAATACCATATAATGTAATTAATCATCGAATCCCTCACGTAAAACTACCAAGAGAATAATTATGAGTGATTCATTGATTATAGCGGGTCAAAACAATGATCCGGAGATTTTTTACACACTCGAGGGTGAGGGTGTTTATGTAGGTTATCCGTCAGTATTTATGAGATTATCTATGTGTAATCTTACATGTAAAGGTTTTGCTAGTGTAGATTCACCTAATGGTTGTGATAGTTATTGTAGTTGGTCAGTGAAAAATAAACTTACATTTGATCAGTTAGCTGAGTTATACGAAAAGAGAGGATTCAAGGATCTATTAATGAGTGGTGCAATTTGGAAGATTACAGGTGGTGAACCACTACTACAACAAAGAGCATTAATTGATTGGTTTAGATTCACTAAACAGCGCTGGGGTAAGAGCTTTACTCCTCATATTGATTTTGAGACTAACGGAACTATAATTCCGTTAGATGAAATAGCTGATATTGTTCCGGGTACAACATATACAGTATCTCCTAAATTATCGAGTAATGGTGATAATGAGAATATAAGATTTAAGGTTAATGCTCTTAACTGGCATGTAATGAATAATTCATCGTTCAAGTTCGTCATTCAAAATGAAGATGATGTACGTGAAGTATTCGATAAGTACATTAATAACCCTGAAGTAGTACCAGAAGATATTAAAGATTGGTTCCGTAGATATCGTGTATGGTTTATGGTATGTGCTGGATCTCAAAAAGAGTTATTA